TCCATTCATCGGGGGCCACAGTGCCGCCCTCGGCAAAGCCAAAGGCCTTTTGGTTCATGGCCTTGGCGCGCGGCAGATCGGCTGCGCCAGCGGCCTTGTTGATGGCTTCCACTTCCTTGTCGTGCAGGATGCGGTTGACTTTCATTGAGCCGCCGATCAACCAATTCCCCAGCATGTTGGAGTTGGTCTTGTACCGGTAATGCCCGCCTAGCGGCAACTGGTCGGTGATGTGGGCTTGGCTGGCGATTAATTTGCCTTGGTCGTTAGTTCCGCGCTTGGTGGCCTCAGACTGCCAGTCCACGTCATTGGGCATCTCCACCTCAGCCCATGCATGGTTAGCAGGTCGTCGGTCTGGTGCAGTAACGGATGGGTCGGACTTCTCACCAATGTGGGTAGCCATAGGTAGGTCACCCGCATGCCAGCCGGGTCTGTACGCTAGCGCACCAATCTTTGACTTGACCTTGCCATCCTTCATGTCGCCTTCTTTGGCGTCCACCCACTTGTTCATCTCAACTGGGGTGTTGGCGTCTACAAAAAGCGGGAACAGTTTGCCGGGGTGATCCTTATGGACACGAAACAGTTTATACGCTTTAACGGTGCTCTTGGGTTCTTTTGCAGATCCGCCCTTGGCTAGCGCTTGGCGCATCTGATCTATTGTAGGTTTCACTGCTCCACCTCTTCCTTAACCGTACTGTCTTATGGGAGGAAGAATTTCTTCAGGTGGTCGAGGATTATCAAGACTTATGCGCTGTTCATTTCGCATGTTTTCCGCCACTTGTTGATTGCGCAATTCTTCCAGCATTTTTTGCATGTCATTGGTTTGTTCGTTGCCCTGTGTTGGTGTTGGTCGGGCAGGTTCGTTGTATCCAGTCTGAGGTTGACCTATTGCGTTTGCAACTGCATCAGGGTTAGACACGTCATATCCGTATGCATCGCTCAACGCACTCATCAAGTCAGGGTTGCTTGCATATTGTTGGAAGAACGAAGGTGTTCCAATTTCCATACCACCATTGGGGTTCTCATAACCACCAATGAACTGACCGTTGTTTAACGTCACTCCGCCAATTTGAGGCATCTGAGGCGTCTGTGGAGTTTCTATTGGAACTAAGTCATAGCCTTCGCCGTTAAACACGTAACGTGACTGTGAAGGTGTAATACCCATTATGGCGTTGTGAATAGCCATTTTCTCAGGAGAGTACCCAGAAATAGGCTGACCGTCATAACCAATCTCAACTTGGTTGCCGCTTTCATCTTGGGTGTAGCTTGTGCGCGGCTGTGAGGGCTGACTCACTGCACTCAATGGGCTTATGTCCTGTGGGTAGATCTCAGGGCGCCGTGTCTCCATAGGATCTATACGAACGGGAGGCGTTGTATCTGGGCTGAAAGGAATTACGTCTGGATAACGTGGAGCAGGAGGAGGCTCAGGCGGTTTAGGTCTATTTTGCTCAATCATCTTAGACAAAGCATCCATAGGATTCATGCCAGTCTTAGATTCATTCAACCTTTTTTTCATATCCATTTGGATTAACTGCTGAAGTATTGGAGACATGTCAAGTCCTTTAGTAAATGTTCACAGATTATGCCTTCACTATCATGGCACGTCTACATTTTATGTGTGTAAGTTTCGTGTCAGGTGGAGTTAATTCCAATTCAAACTGCATATGGGTTCTCGCGTCCACGCGCACGTTGGTTGTACTCGTCGGCGTCAAAGATGTCGTCCTCGTCCAGATCCTCGCGTGGTGGTGCATCAATGCTGATCCAGCCAGCGTCACGCATGTACCTCAAGCCCTGTGAGATGCAGTCAACGAACTCGTCATGCGCCGTCTCAGGGAATGAGCAGATCTGGCTCACCATGCCTTCAGCCCAGTCCCTCACAAACCCCTTGCGCTTACTGCTCTCAGGCACCCACACACGCCCTGCGCGGATGATGTTGGACACAATGCTTAGGCGCTGGGTCTTGTCCGCTCTGCCGGGGTTGTATCCAATCACAGGCAAGTGCGCTCGTTGCAAGTCTTGTATAAGACTGATGCCAGCGGCTTTGTCCTCCACCAGCAGTAGGTCAACGCGCTTCTTCTCTTTGCCTTCACCGTACACCGACTCGAACTCGTCAATGATCTTGGGGCGCAGGTCAGGGTAGGTCAGCTTCTCCTGCCAGCAGTCGATCACCATCACGCACATACCGCCGTCTAGGGGCTTGTATGCGCCTAGCGTGATGCACCCAGTGGGGTCGTTAGCTTCACCGTCTTTGTAGCCACAGTCGTAGCTCTGAATGATAAACTCAAACTTAGGGAACGGCTTGTTGTTGGGCCACAGCTTGAACCAGTCTCTCTTGACGATACCGCCCTCTTCAGGGTCGATGATCTCAGCGTGGATTTCTTGCCGACCTAAGTTTGTACCTTCGTATTGCAAGATCTGCTTTTGGAACGACGGCGCCAGATTCTTCATGTTGCTGTACGTGCTGGCGCGTGTGATCACCACGTCGTCACCCTCACGCTCGATCAACTCCATCACCACCTCTTTGGGCTTTGGAGTTGTAGAGCATATAAGCTTGGTGCGTTGGCCTAAGCGTATGCCGAACTGGATCATGTCCCATGACTCTCTGAGGTACTCCCATGCCGCTAGCTCGTCCAGCCAACCACCGTGGAACTGCGGCCCCCTGAAGCGCTCTGGCTCCGACGCAGGTATGCCCTTGATGAAGCTCCCATTGATCAGGTGGATCTCATGCAGGCTGGAGTTGTACTTGGCTATCAATGCCGGCGGTATGACGGATATAAGCCCTGAGTCACCCTCGAAGCATGTACCCTTCAAGTCGCCGCTGGTAGGGGCTGAGACAAGCCATCGTGTGTTGGGTTGCTCCCATGCCCATGATGCCAAAGTTTCAGCGGATGCCCTAGTTTTACCGGCCCCACGACCCGCGAGCATCAGCCAGATATTCCACCAGTCACCCGACGGCTCGATCTGGTGCTTATGCGCCTGTTGGCCCAGCCACTTCAACTGCCAATTGATAACCGCCTGCTCAATAGGATGCAGGGTTTTATATTCCTTCTGGATACTGGGATCAGCCAGTACTGCATCCAATGCGCTCATTCGGCTTGGCGCGACATCTTGATTGACTTGAGCAACTCACCGAACACGTTCACGTTGTGCTCCATCACCAGTGGCTTGCTATCGTCACCCACATGCTCTTGACGCGCCAGCTTGGGTATGTGGTACTCCACCACCGACTGAAACATGTCAAAAGCTTTGGCTGGGTTGGGCGGCACCACGAACTCACCGTCCTTGTTCTGGACACACTGAGCAACTTGGTCGAGCCATCCAGTGAGCCTGTGAGCGTTTCCATCGACAAATGAGGCTATGGCCTGCCTTGCCTCCGTTGTGGCCTTGTTGGGGCTTCCTGCTGGCCTTCCTGCACCCTTGTTAGCTGTTGCCATAGTCATCTCCAATAAATTTGAATTGTTTATTGTCTATGTTAGCAATTACTAACGTATTCAGTGTTATCTGCATATATGTCCTTTCACGCAATTGTTTCAGCGCATTACATAGGACGTGAGTTTAACCTGAAGTTTTGTTCTGTGTGAAGTCTTTACCTGCTTTGTATCCTTTGTTGTATTCCAGCATGAGTCTGTATTGGAATACGGTGCTGAGGTGCTCCATGAACTCAATAGCGCTCTCTTCGGCGTTTCCCTCAAAGGATAAATATGCGTCGGCAAAGTCCATCACACCTATTTCGTCGCCGTTTTTGTTGTAGAACGAGATCTTGCTGTCGTGCCTTGGCATCTTGGTGCCAGACTCTTTACCTTGTGCGCTCATTCTGGGCTACTTCCCAATATACGGTGCTCTGCCCACTTCTTGTAGCTCTTGAGTTCTTTGTTCTCGGCTTCTAGGCGATCCACCTTGCTCTGCATGCTCTTGAGGCGGCTCATGGCTTGGTCGATCCAGTCCTTCACCTCCATTGGCATGCTGAACTCTTGTTCTTGCTTCACCACCTTCTTTGGTGGGATGTACTCCATCACCAATTTCTTGGCTGGAGTTGTTTTGCGTGGAGTTAATTCCACTTTCTTCTTAGGCGCGGCTTTCGCCGCTACATTCTTTGCTGTTGTCATTCTGTGTATCCCTTTAAATATGCTCTCACAATGTCCATGTCTCTTGAGGATACAGTCCATGAATCAGCGTTGCCGCCGTCGAGGATCAAGCCGCCCTCACCCTTGCCAGAGTAACCATCGTTGCCCAAGATGGTGCCAACGTAGTAGCGTGTAATGAACTGCCCAAACTCAGTGTGCGGGTAGCGCGCATCATAGAACTCCACCAGAGGCTTATCGCTCTCATTAGTGAGGCAGAAGTCACGACCGTACTTCATGCCCTTGTCAACTACGCGAATGTTGTATTTGTCTACTGTGATCATGGTAATTTCCTTTTATAAACCTGCTAATTTTGCAGTGAAGTAATTCTAACATGGAATTAGAGAAGGGTGTCAACACCTTTTTTTATATTTGATAAACAGCCAGTCTGCCGGGGTTGTGCCACTCTGCAAACAGCCCCATGCCGATCAGCGTATCGCGTAGCTCAGGCTTGATACTGTCACCCCATATGCGAGCGCCATCGTAGTAGTTCACCCAGTTAGATGATCCCTCGTCCTCAGCACTGATGCTGAAGT